GAGCCATATCCTGAGTTAAAAAAATACATTGTTGATGTATTAGGGGATATCTGCCAGACCCATGACTGGACATTTTTAGAAAGATCTTATGATCTTTCAACAGTCAGCGGTACACGGGAGTATTCCTTGCCTGGCGATTTAGAATTGAAAAATATCTTAGCTGATGGAGTGAGGCGTGCAAGCTGGACGCCTCCACTCTATTATGTGCAGGATAGTATTTTAGATCAGACTGTATTAACCTCAGGCGCGCCTATCAGGTATTCAGTATTTAACAATCAGTTAATCCTTGACCCCACACCCGACGCTGCTTATACCATTACTATAAAATATAGGACAAATTATTACGCCTATGCAGTTACTTCTGTAGATGCAGATTCCGCAAGCGCGCAGGCGCAATTAAACATTGCTGCCACAACGGGAGCAGAAGCCAATGGGTATGTGTTAATAGGCAGCGGCACCGCCCGTCGGGAAGAAGGCCGCATAAGTTCTTTTAATGCAAGCAATTATTTAACCTTGTCCAGCAATTTAGCCTATACCCACACTTTAGCACAGGCCGACCCTGTTTATATTTCTAGGGATACGTTATCAGATTCAACAGATATAACACTAATCCCTGATAGATTTATAAAGGCCATAGAGTACGGAGCAGCGGCGGCGTATCGTGGCAATTTTAGACCGGATGAAAAATATGCAATTTTAGAGAGAAAATACCAGGATTATCTAAAAGACCTACGAGCTTCTGACGGGTTCGGGGATGACGCCTACCCCTCTTTAGTAGTGGGAAGAAATAACAAGAGCGCAAACAGGATGTTAATCGATAGTTTCAGGCAGGCGGGCAGATAATTCTAGAGATCTCCCTTTTATGCCCTTTTTAAAATAAGCTTCACCACATATCGCATTTATAATGTTCTCATAAACAATTTTAATTATTATTTTTTTTTCTATAACCTGTATTTCTGTTATTTTAAACACAATGTTTTTGTTTATAAATTCAAAATCAGCCAAGGAAATTATGGAATCAATTAAAGAAATAAAGTCTCTATCTCCAAATTTAACTTTAATAATTTTTTCCTGATTGAGAATTAGGGTTTTTATTTCACCATTATCATTAATACGGCAAGAATCACCTTTGTTTAAAATTAGTCCCTCCCAGTGCCAAAATCCTTTTTTGCCCAAAATCCTATCTAATTTATAAATTAAAACCTTTGCTTTGGAAGTATTGTCTAGAATATTAAAATGACTATTAAGATCCATCACCGCACCTCGGTTAACTGTTTAAGTAATTGCTCTGTTTTTTCATCATACATAGGATGTAAAACCAAGCCTTTTTCGTCTTTCTTTGCCCAATAAGTACCCTTAGGGGTAATCCAAGCCTGATAGCCTTCTGCATTCATAGCCTTATTTAATTCTTGAAATTTTTGTTTGTCTTCCCTTATTTTTTCAACTGTTTTAGTTAAAAAACTATAAACATTTTCAGGATTTATAATATTCATCAAACCATCCTCCCATCCAATAATTATACCACAGGATTACAATAAATGGACTTTCAAACCACTAATATAACCGGCATTATTTATACAGATAATGACGATAGTCTTCCGCAGTCGAAAAAGGAAGTCTGTCTTTATGACGGCTATAATGTGGAATTTTATCGGGGATTAGGCACTGGAACTTCTAAAGGTACCACACTTTTGGGGGATGTGGGCGCTTATATCATTAGGGGCGGAGCCGAGTACAATTATTCAGCAAGCGCAAAGGTGTGCGTTGTTAATGCCAGCGATGGGAAAGCCTATCATTTTAACGTAGGCACAGGGACTTTTACAGAAATAACTACAGGGCTTACAACTACGGCTAAGACTACTTATGCCGAAATGGGCGGCTCTTTAATAGTAAACGACGGTACAAACGACCCCAAAAAACTAACATATAACGGAAGTACGTGGTCAGTAGCCAGTTTGGGAACAACATCTCAAAGAGGTTTGGCTATGACTGTATGGAAAAATAGGCTTTTTATGGGTTCATCAACAAGTGCAACTCTTTACTGGTCAACCCTTGGGGACAATACAGACTGGGTGACTACAGGAGCTAATGGGGCCGGGTCTAATAGTAATTTCTTTAACGATTCTACTCCGATAACAGCATTAATAGAGTGGAACGATCTTTTGTTAATTTATAAGAAGGATAAAATTTATTACATCCAGGGCGGCACTGATCAAAACGAATGGATATTGGGGCAGTTTTCGGCCTCTGTAGGTTCGCCTTCGCCCAATGGAACAGCTAACTATTTAACAGAGCATTGGATGTTTGACAATGACTTACTTGCCATAGGTTCATTTGGAAAAGAAGGAGAAATAAAACTTAATTCTGAATATTCAGACGATATAAATGAAGACTTTGAAAATCTTGTATTGCCTGAAAATGTAAAGCTTATCCCGTATCACAAAAGAGATCAATTAAGATGTTATGTAACGTATTCCGGTGATGATTATATTAAATATTGCTGGATATATTGTTTTACAAAAAAACGTTGGTTTTTAAAAAAATACCCACACAATATAACCACTGTTTTTTTATATGATGGCGATATTTACATTGGAACTACTGCTGGGGAAGTCCTCAAGGATGACGACGGAAACACTTTTAATGGTACGGCTATAGAAAATTTAATGTTGCTGCCCTTTCTTCATTTTGGCTATCTTAACTGGGAAAAAGAAGTGTCCGAAATTTTACTAGGACTAGACAGGCTCAATACAACAAACTTTACGTTTAGGGTCAGGTATAACAATGAATCAGACGGAGCCTACACTGAAAAAGAATTTAGCATAACCGGAGCCGATGATCTTATCTGGGGAGAAGGCAACTGGGGAGAGAAAAACTGGGCGGCTTCTGGTGTTGCAAAAGCAATATTTAGGCCAAATAAAAGATTTGAAACCATTCAAATAGGATTATACAGCAACGGTGTAGCTGACAAGTTTATGGTCAGAAGCCTGTTAATAAAGGATATAGTAGCGGCAATATAAGGATAATAATATGGCTTACAAATGGGCAGCAGATACATTTGACCCCTTTGGTTTTTTTCACGACAGTATATGGATGCCTGGCGGAAGCGAAGGGCGGTCTATGTGGGATGGTAAATCTCCAGAGCAAGCATTAGCGGCAAGAAAGGGGAATAACGGTATGCCTTTTTACGAACCCCCTCCATTTATAGGCGGTTCCTTTTACCGTAGCGGTGAAAAACTGGCAGATGTTCAGAAGTCCGGCAATAACATTGATGTAACTTATAACGAAACACCGGAACAAAAGAACCAAAGATTTTTCAGACAAAACAGTATTTATAATTCTGAAAAAACAGTTGGGAACCCTTATCCTGAACAAATGAAACGCTGGTCAGATATTGCCAATTACAGAAAAGACAGAGCTTTAGACGCTTATGACGAAGCCAATACACCAACTTATGAAAAGTTTATTACTAATTCTTATGACAAATTTGGAGGATTAAATAATACTCAAGCTGCTCTTGGATTCAACGAAATTGATAAATCCAGGAATAAATACAAACAGCAGCTTGCTTCTGACTACGATTACAACATCGAAGCTTTAGGACAGCAGGAAGACGACAGGTTAATGCAGCTTGCTCAATTTCTACAAGGTGGACAGAATTATGAAGATAGCTTGATGAATAATTATCTATCTCAGGCATTTAGCGGTTCGCAGCTTGGTAATACTCAGGCATTGAATGCGGCTGGACTATCTAACCAGATGGCTCAGTTAAACCTATATAATGACCAGCTTACACAGCAGGGCAAAAACTCACAACTGCAAGGATTATTAAGTGCAGCCGCACTTGCTTCAATGTTTATACCTGGCGGGCAGGCTATTGCTCCGGCATTGGGAGCAGCAAGTCAGGGCAGCCAGTTAGTAAGCCAAATGCGTCCAAAAGTACAGACCTCTTATTAAGGAGAATAATAAATGGCATATCCACCAATCCCACAACAAAATAATTTAGTTGATTTATTAATGCAGGAACAAAACACCGTCCCGGCTGTAAATATGCAACCTATGGCCGCACCTGCAATGCCAAGGCCTAAATTTAACCGTGATATGCTAACTCAAATGCTTTTAGGTGCAAGCGAGGCTGTGGGAGGCACAGGCACAATGGGGCAAGCTATAAGCAGAGGCCTTGGCGGCGCTGCCAAGTCAGGGTTTACTTATGGACAGCAGCAGCAGCAGAGCGACCTTTATAAACAGTTGTTGCAGGGGTCTGGGCTTAATTTAAATATGCCGGGGAATCAGCTTTTAACGCCTGATGTGATGAAAAATGTTATTGACCTACAATCGGCAAAATCTAATCAAGAATACAAGAATGCTTATATTGACTATTTGCAAAACAAACAGCCGGAAGGTTCTGAAATGTTTGGAGGCTCTAAAAATCCATTCTTGTCAGCCCTTGAGCTTGCAAATACGCCAGAAAAATATAACGCCTTAAGTCCTGAATTACAAGTAACTTTAGGTTTATGGCTACAAAATCAGGCTAAAAATCCAGAGGCATTATATGGTCAATCTTATGCCACCGCATCAGGTAAAGGCATGGGAACTATACCAACAGCCGCAATAATAGAAAGTGAAAAAGAGAAAGGTAAAATAAAAGGACAACTGGGTGCGCCGGGGACTATTTCCGATGTCGAGGAAGCAAAGAAATTTGCAGGCGAAAAAGTTAAAGATGTAGACGAATACACCAGTATGACCTCTAAAATGCCTGAACTTCTTTCTACTATTAATAAATTAAAACAATTATCAGGCAAAGCAACTTATACAAAAATAGGGCAACTATCTGATGAAGCAAAAAGACAGCTTGGAATGCCAGTTGGAGAGGGTGCAGTCGCCAGAACAGAATATGAAGCCATTATAAACAACCAGATACTGCCTTTGTTAAGGGATACGTTCGGAGCGCAATTTACGCTTCAAGAGGGCGAATCCCTCAAAAGAACATTGGGCGATTTAAACAAATCCCCTGAAGAAAAAAATGCAGTATTAGATGCGTTTATTAATCAGAAAATAAATAACATTAAATCACAGCAGTCCAAAATACAACAAAAGTATAATGCCCCAGCACGGCCAGCAGTACAACCTAAAAAGAGAATGTCAGCAGATGAATTATGGGATAGTTTATAATGGAATTTGACGAAAAGGCAATATCTTTTTTAAAAAGAGCAAAAGAAGAAGGTATAACCAAAGAAGAAGCTTTTGCAACGCTGCGCACTAAAGGTTATGATATACCTGAAAGTCAAGCACCCGAGAGGCTCCCCGAGCCGCCGGCTGACATGGAAAATTATATCAATCAAAAGTCAGAAGAAATGCCGTATGAACCTATTGCATACGCTCAGGGCAATATCGATGAAGCAAACAGGCAATTAGCGCAAATAGACGAGCTTAACAAAGAGTATGCGCCGCTTGTGGGTGGAGTTGAGAAGAATGTAAAACCTGAATTTGGCAGCCCTTTGTTATTTAAGCTGTTAAATATGGGAACCGCTGGGAGCAAGAATCCCGTTCAAAAAATAGTAAATACTGCAACTAATCCAGAAATAACAAAGCCAGCAGCGGAAATGTCAAGACAAGTGGCCTATTTTGCCCTACCGGGCGCAAATTTAGCACGTGGGTTCAAAGGTGCGCAATTAGTAAATAATTTATTGTCAGGAGTATATCAAGGCGGACTTGTGGGCGGTGCTGAAAACGCTTTTAAAGGCGAAGATCTAATAAAAGGGGTAAAAGAAGGTGCATTAC